CGTCATTACCGCCACCACCCAGCCGGGCGCGGCGTCTACTGCCGTACTTCAAATCTCCCCCGCGATGGTCACATCTGGACCGTATCAGAACGTTACCAACGGGACAGTTTCTACCGCTTCAGGGAAAGTTTCTCTAGTTAGTGGTTTTGCCACAGCAGCCTCGACGTTCGTGCAGAACCTCGCATTTACTAGAGATGCATTTGGTCTGGTGATGGTGCCTCTTGAAATCCCTCAAGGGGTGGACTTTGCGGCCAGAGAGACTTACAGAAACATCTCTATGAGAGTCATCAGGGCATACGACATCAACAACGACGTGTTCCCGACTCGTATTGATACTCTGTACGGAACCACGGTCTACTACGACGAACTTGCCGTTCGTCTAGGAGGTTAATATGGCTACTACAAGCCAAGCAGTAAAACAGCTGTCCGATCAGAACTCCCAGGGTACCGTTTTGGGAGCGGCTTCAACCGATCTGATCGGTTTCTACGGAGTCACCACCGGAGCCACGAAACAGACCGCTACAGGGTCGATTTCGTCCGGCGCGTTGGCTTCGAGTTTGTGTACGGCTCTTAGCACTATGGGGTTGATTAACGTCACCTTCAGCGCCTAGATTGAGACCCCTTCGAAAGAGGGGGTCTTGACCTAGAAGGAGTCATTTTGAAACTTGATCCGTTGAGCGACATAGTAGTCATTAAACGAGCGGAGTATTCCGACATCTCCGATTCTGGGATTGTGTTACCCGAGTCTGTTGACATTACAGAAGACATTGGTTACGTGAAATGGTGTGGTAAAGGTAAGAAGACTCCCAAGGGTCAGTGGCCGATGGAAGTAAAACCCGGAGATAAGGTGATTTTCTCTACCAACGCCCACATGGTGAAATACATCGAAGGAGAGGAATACATTGTCACCCGACAAGACTCAATCATCGGAATCATTGATGATGCTTCAGCACTACTTTAAGAAGATATACGAGGCTCACGGTATGCCTGGAGTCTGCTATTGGTTCCATGCGATAGGGCTTCCCCACGAACCACAAGGTTGCAAATACTGCGAGGATAAAGTTGATGGCTAAGGTTTCTGTATGCGCTTCGGTTCTGAATCAATCCGAATGGTTGGTGGAGATGATCGAATCTGTGAGGGCTCAAACCCTGACAGATTGGGAGATGCTTCTTGTCGATGATGGGTCAACCGAAGACATCAAAGGGGTGATAGAAAAGATCAACGACCCTCGTATAAAACTGACGGTCTTCCCTAAAAACCTAGGTATTCCTCACGGGATAAACTGGGCCTTCCAACACGCTACTGGAGACTTTATTCAACCCCTGGCGGCGGATGAAAAGCTCCATCCTTCAAAGTTCGAGGATCAGGTCAAGTTTCTAGATGAGAACCCAAGAGTAGATTGTGTGTGGGGACTGCCTCAATACTCGAACGGAAGGACGGTTCAGTGCAGAGAAATGGGTCCGAGACCTTCGTGGGAGCAGTATTTCATGAAGGCTCACAACAGATCGCAGGAGTCTTGGCTTAAAACCCTTCTGTTACTTGAGCAAGTGCCTCTGGGGAGTTGTTCTGCTTTGTGGAGAAGGTCAGTCTTCGAATCCATCGGGTATTTCGATCCCAACCTTAACATCTTCACGGACCACGAATGGTACTGCCGGTTCTTCGAAAAGCACGAGGGAAGAGTCCTGCCGGTCAGATGGGCCGTTTGTAAAGAGGACATCAGTAATTCGGTGAGGGCGAAAAGCTCCGAAGAGAAGGCCCAGGAAGAGCTTAAATCCGTGAGAGAGAGGCACAAGCTGCTACTTCCTCCTGTGACGGGGAAGGTCACGATAGGCATTCCATGTTTCAACATGGCTAACTACCTGCCCGATTCTGTGGGGTCGGCTCTCAAACAGACCTTTGAAGACTTGGAGATCATAGTCCTTGATGATTGCTCTACGGACAACATCGCACAGGTCATGGGGGAGTTCTCAGACCCAAGGATCAAGTTCATCAAGTTCGATGAAAACCGTGGTCAGATGGACGCGCAAAATGCGATGTTAGCTATGGCTGAGGGAGAGTTTTTCATTCCCCTGTCGGCGGATGACACCCTCGACCCAAGGTTCGTCGAGAAATGTCTAGAGGTCTTTAAAAAGAATCCGTTCACTGAATTCGTCTCCACACAGACTGACTTTATTGACAATGAGGGTAAGGACTTCCCCGACAAAAACCATCCGTTCTATTCCATCCCAAAGGCTTCAAACAGGACTCAAGACCAGTGGAAGGAACAGTTCTCAAGGTCGAACGTCTATTTTGGTGTGGGGATGTACCGTACTTACTCCGCAAGGGAAGTCGGAGGGTGGGACAAGAAACACGGGGTCATTTCAGATTATGAGATGTATCTGAAAATGATCCACCGGGAGAATATCCAGATAGTGGAAGAAGCTTTGACTCATACGAGAATCACCGGGAAGAATCAATCCATCCTGACCCCGGAACAGGCAAAAGCTCTCCCGCAGATGTATGCGGATGCTAAGAAGCCCTATCTCCCCATGAGAACGAAGGTCATCATAGCGACACCTTTTTACGAACTCAAAGGCTTCAGTCCCTACATCTCAAGCATGGTCCATGTAGTCAAGCTTCTGACTCAAATGGGGGTGGAGTTCGAGTTCTGGGAGCTTTCTGGTGATTCTTACGTACACCGGGCGAGAAACACGATCTGCGCTAGGTTTCTAGAAGACCCCGCCGCTACTGACTTGTTTTTCATCGATTCAGACATGCAGTGGAATCCCGAGGCTTTAGTCAACATGATATTCCTACCCGAAGACGTAATCGGTGGGTCGTATCCGGTTAAAAACAACTGGGCCTCGTGGACTTCAATTCCTGAGTTCGAACAAGGGGAGGATGGGAAGAATCACCCCAGAGGCAGAATCCTCCCCGATGGGACTGCCTTACTGAAAGCTTATGTAGTCGCTGGGGGTTTCTTGAGGATCAAACGAATAGCTCTTGAGAAGTTCAAAGAGAAATACCCCGACCTTTGGTACAACGAGCCCTCAGCCGATCCGTCAAATCCGACCCGACGGTATCACTCGTTCTTCATGAGTCAAGTAGAAGACCATCTGCTTTATGGGGAGGATATGTGGTTCTCCAAGAAAATGAGAGAAGCAGGTCTAGAGACTTGGATTTACCCCAACGTCAACATGGGGCATTACGGGGTGAAGGGGTGGACGGGTAACTATCACGCCTTCCTCTCGGGAGCCAAAGATACCCGAGACTCACCGGAGTTCAACACGAAAGTTCACTAATGGCCGTCTCTGCGAACGACCTGATTACCCGCTCGATGAGGGCTCTCCAAGCCTTGGGGGGTGGAGAAGTCCCTTCCGCTTCGGAGGCGAACGACGGACTGACGGCTTTAAACGCGATGCTTGATAGCTGGTCGAATGAGAACCTGACGGCCTATGCGGTACTTGAAAACTCGTTCGTTCTTTCACCGGGGACCAATTCATACACCATAGGGTCTGGTGGGGTGATTAACGTCACCCGTCCTTTAAGCATCACACAGGCTTACGTCCAGGACTCCAGTGGGAACAACTTCATCATGCAAATCCTGCCGAGGGACAAGTGGAACGAGATCGGGGACAGAAGCACGAACATCACTAGCCAACTACCGGATACGATGTTCTACGACCCTCAGTTTCCCCTAGGGGTCATCAACATCTTCCCGACACCTCTACTTGGGTATACGGTATTTTTCGACTCCCTACTTCAGCAGACTACTTTTGCGAGTCTGACGACTAATCTAGCCATGCCTCCGGGGTATGAGAGGGCGATGGTCTACAACCTCGCGGTTGAGATTTCCAACATGTTTGGTATACCAATACCTCCGGCGTCTCCGGGATCAAAGAATGTCGGTCAGTTGGCAATGGAGTCTCTAGGGAATATCAAGAGAACAAACATCAGAGAGAACATCGCAGACTACGACCCCAGCATCGTTTCTCGGTCTTACTACACCTACAACATCTATCGGGATGTGTAATGAGGGAACTGCCCAGTGGGAATCATTTCTTCGCACAGGACGAAGTGGAGTTCGATGAGATTCTCAAGATAATGAAAGACTCGAAATCCATGCTTGAAATAGGTTCTAGGTATGGAGAGTCTTTGAGACGTTTTGCAAGAGCGATGACCCCTAGGAGCAGGGTCGTCTCGGTTGACTTAGGTAAGGACATAGACGCGCAGAGCTATCATTCCGGCCCGTGGTTATACAAGGTCTGTGGAGACTTAGCCGATGAATACGACATTCATTTGTTCTTGGGCGACTCTCAGGATCAGAAAATAGTAAATCAGGTGGAGAAATTGGGACCATTCGATTTCGTTTTCATAGATGGGGATCACTCCTACAAAGGGGTGAATCTTGATTGGATCAACTACGGGCCTTTGGGGAAGATGGTTGCCTTTCACGACTGCGCTCCTCACGGTCCTGCATCTGAGACGTTTAAATCTATCTACAAGAAAAAGCAACTGATCTGGAACGCTCCTAGTGGTATGGGGATTGGCGTGATTTACAATGAGGGTTAATTTGTTCGGAATCGGATTAAAAGGTCACTCCCCCGCGATAGACGCTCAGCGGAGGATAAACTGCTATCTGGAACCGCAGATCGATCCCGATAGGACAAAACTCGCCCTAGTAGGGTCTCCGGGGTTGACGGCGTTTTGCACCTCTATAGGAAGTAACCCTTCTAGGGGGTTGTGGGCGGTGAATACCCTCACGACTCCCCTTGTTTTTTCGGTCAACGGGAATACGTTGTATTCGATAAACAACGCCGCGATAATTTCTAGTATTGGGACGATAAACACCTCAAGCGGTGATGTCTCGATGGCCGATGATGGGACGTTCCTGGTCTTGGTAGACGGAACTAACGGCTGGGTCTACAACATGGGGACGGGTGTTTTAACCAAGATCACCGACGGGAACTTTACAACGACTCCTAAAACGGTGACGTGGCAGGATAATTACTTCATAGTCACTTCATCTACAAACAGGCAGTTCCAGCTCTCCCAAATCTCCCCCGGTGTAGACCCTACCGTGTGGCCCGCCGTTCAGATCAACTTCACTGGAAGCGGGGGAGGTCAGATACAAGCTGGGATAGCGGATCACTCAGTCCTTGAGTTGTTCGGGGATGTCTACACTGAGTTTTGGCAAGACGCCGGGAATCCTGATTTCCCGTATGCAAACATCCCCGGAAGTTCTCAGGAGTTCGGTCTAGCTGCTCCAGGGTCTTTGTGTAAGTACGACAACAGCCTCGCGGGTCTTTTCAAGAACAAGATGGGGGATGTACAAGTCTCCCGTATGGCAGGCTTTAGACTTCAGAAGCTATCGACTCACGAACTGGACCACAACATCAACGACTATACCAACACGGCAGACTGTCAGGCGTTTGCGTACATGCTGAAAGGCAATCCGCTTCTACAACTCGGGTTTCCCTCCGCAGGGGCGACGTGGGAGTTTTCTGGGTTAGGGCAGACTTGGGGTGAGAGACAAGACGCAAACGGGGGAAGATTCAGAGCCAACAAGTTCACATCGTTTCTCAACAGGAAACTAGTCTCTGATTACAGGAACGGAAATATCTACGAGATAGACGACAACGTATTTACCTATGCTGGAGACATCTTACCGATGGAGGTTTGGTCAAGACACATATGGAACGACGACAAATATATATCGATTCCCCAACTCCAAGTGGACGTAGAATCAGGCGTCGGACTGACTTCGGGTCAGGGGTCGATACCCCAGATCATGTTGGATATCTCCAAAGATGGCGGACAGACCTTCTCCGCCGTTTCGTGGTCTTCGATGGGGGCTATTGGGCAATATACGCAAAGGGTTATCTGGAGGCGGTTAGGCAGAGCGAGAGACTGGATCATCAAACTCAGGATCACCGATCCGGTAAAACGAGTCCTTACTGGAGCCAGTGCTGAGATGGTAGGAGGTACGTTCTGATGGCTGGGCCGAAACTTCAACCGCCTGGACCTCTAACCCCCATCACTCAAGAGGACGGGACGGTAACGATAGACTATGCGAGTTTTTTCCATGTCTTGCAGAACATCGCCTTCTACTCAACACGAAGCGGCCCGACTTCTACCCGACCTACCTCTTCGAGTGAGGCACGGTGGATCGGAATGCCTTTCTTTGATACTTCCTTGAGTACGAACGGGCTTCCGGTGTTCCTGGCTATTGCGTCTTCGAATACTTGGGTCGATGGTAATGGAGCGGTGAGATGATCGTCAGTCAGTTAAACCACGTACAACCCAAAGCCTCGGTGATGAACGTGGGTGATGTGCTGCCTAAAAGGGTCGATGAGGATCACGTCCTGAGAGTCTTGTCTGGGAAGGTTCGTCACTGGATAGACTCAAGACTTCAAGGTGAATACGATAAAGAGCAGTTCTGCGATGTGAGGGCGGGGGTTTGGCATGTCTTCGAGCCGGTGGAGGATGTTACCGTGCTTTCGTTCACCAAAACCCCGAAGATAGAACTATGAGATTCCATGGCGACTCAATAGGGGAGATTCCGCAATTCGATCTCACCGTCGATGGGGTGTTTATCAAAAGATTCAAGCTTAAGAAAAACGAAGTCGTCCCCCAACACGCGCATACTCACAGTCACGTGACAATTCTAGGTTATGGGTCTCTTAGAGTTTGGAGAGGTGAAGACCCGAACTACATGGATTACGTGCCGGGAATGATCCATATTCCGGCCTACACTAAACACCAATTTCTAGCTTTAGAGGATAGTGAGCTTTACTGTATCCACAATTCAGAGCACGCAATGATTCACGAAGAGAATAGACTGGAGTTGGTATGAGGTCACTCAAAAGGCAAAGAGGATTTCTAGGAGTTGGCGCGGCCATTCTAGGCGGCGCGGTTGGTTCTTCCGTTATCGGAGCGATAGGGTCTAACCGAGCCGCCCAAACTCAGGCCAACGCAGCTAACAACGCCACTCAGACACAACTAGCTGAGTTTCAGGGGATCAGCAACAACCTCCAGCCTTGGATGCAGCAGGGACAGACTTCTCTAAGTCAGTTGGGGCAAGGTCTTCAACCCGGAGGGCAGTTCAATCACATGTTCGGTATGCAGGACTTCCAACAGAGTCCCGCGTATCAATTCAACCTCCAACAAGGTCAGCAGGCGATAGACAAAGCGGCCAACGCCAAAGGGGGAGGGAATCTGTACGCCCCTCAAACGCTTCAGGATATATCCAGATTCTCTCAAGGGCTTGCTAGTAACGAGTTCCAAAACGCCTTCAGCAACTACCAGACCGGAGTGGGGAATATATGGAATAGGCTCTACAACACCTCTCAGTCGGGACAGAACGCGGCGGCTAATCTTGGGGGTTTTGGAACCACGACCGCAGGGCAGATAGGGAACAACATGATCGGGGCGGGTAATGCTCAAGCCGCAGGACAAATGGGAGTAGCTGGTAGTCTCGCGGGAGGTCTGAACAGCCTCACGAATTACTCGATGATGCAGAACCTTCTTTCTCAGCAACAACAGCCAACCTACAATCAGAGTGTTAACGGGTATATCGGCCCGCTCGGATATAACCCACAGGGGGAATAATGCCTATTGACGCATCCATTCCGCTCAGTTTCCGTCCGACCACGGAGATGATGTCGCCTGTCCAGGCTTTGACTCTTAAAGACCTGGCTCAAAGGGTTCAGGCTCAACAGGTAGAGACTCAGAAACAGCAAGGCATTACCCAGTTGATGAAACAACCGGGATCGGTGGACCCCAAAACAGGGATGGTCGCTCTACCGGCTATCGCTCAAGCTGCGCAGATCGATCCTTTCTATGCTTTCAAGCTTCAGGACCATAACGAGAAAGTAAGGCTAAACAGACTCCAGATAAGCCAAGAACAGCAGCAATACGACCTCGGGGTGAAGACTGCTACGCTTTCATCCTACAAGCGGCATCTATCTGAGGGTATGTCAAGACCCGAAGCTATCAAGGCCGCTAACCTGGATAGGCAGAATCTCATTTCTGAAGACGACAGGACAGGAAGGATCAGGACCGCAGGCTTTGACGACCAGGACATAAAACAAGCTATGGGGAGGTACATCGACAATCCCGAGGGTCTTGAGGACGACATCATAAGGCAAGGCGGGAAATTGCCAGATGTTGCCGCCCCCAGGACCAGGAACAGGATCGAAGGAACGAACGAGGTTCAAGAGCAATACAACACAAGGACTGGACAGTGGGAGAAAGTTGGAGGTGGACCGAGATTCAAGCCGGACGAAACAAAGGGAGGATTTGAGGGTAAGAATGGGGAATTGCTTGCGGCTCTGGCAGAGAAGGGCGTTTCCCTACCTGCGGGGTTCAGATCAAAAACTCAGCAACTTGGGCTCTTAAACTCACTTCGGGAAAGAAACCCAAGCCTCTCCCCGGATGAGATCGCGGACAAGGTTAAGAACGGACAGATTGATCTTGCTAACGTCAAGAAAGCGGGTCAGGTCGCGGCTGGTATAGCTGGTAAGGTTGCTTATGCAGAGAACGAACTAGAGCAGACCATTCCCCTTGTTAGGGAGGCTTCTGCAAAACTTCCAAGAGGGCAGTTCATCCCGTTCAATAAACTCAAACAGATGAGTCAGGATAAGTTCTCGAATCCCGATTTGGCAGAGTTTCGTATGTACATGACCTCGCTTTCAAATGCTTATGACATGCTCGCCGCTAGGGGTGGGACGGACGTTGAGAAGCGGGCCGAGGGGAGGAGAAACTTCGAGACAGCGCAATCCCCTGAAGCTCTTGAGGCTGTCCTTCGTGCCGTTCAGAAAGAAGCCCAAGCATCCGGAAGGGCGGCGCAAGCGGCTATGAAGCCTCCGGGATCAAAGAAGGAACAAGAAAAAGCCACCTCTAAAAGCGGCAGACCTATGCACAAGAATGAAGACGGAAAGTGGGAGTACGACTAATGGCACTCGTCCCCGCTGACGATCTCCCTTCTGGTTTGGTTCCTGCTGACGATCTCCCTGATGTTGGGAGAAAGACCCCGAAGCAGATGAGAGGAGATGCCCAGGAATTACTCCCGCCATTGGTATCTGGGAGACTGGGGATTCATGGACCTAGAGAGTTTCGTAAGGAAGACCCTGGAAGCATGGTTAGGGGGCTTTCTGAGTTCCCCGAGAGGGCGGGGTTTGGTGTAACTGATCTGTTGGCAAAAAGTCCCGCTACTCGTCCCCTAGCGGCTCCGGCGGGATATGCGACAAGCCTAGCCCTTGAGGCTCTACCGTCTTTATTTCCTGGTGCAAAGCCCGCTGAGATCGCCCTGAAAGACGTTGTGAAGATGCAGACGCTAAAAGAGGGACGCAATCTAGGCCTGAATGTCCCGCCTTCCGCTGTTGGTTCTGGTCACGTAGAGAGGGGGATAGAAAGCCTCGGGGGGAAAGCTGATATAGGCAGGGAAATCTCCTCAAGGAACAGAGAGGCGGTTCAGGTCATTGCCCGGCGTGAGGCTGGGCTTGCTCCTGATGCCCCGATAACAGAAGGCACCTTAGAGGCTGCTAGGCATCAGTTGTCTTTGCCCTACAGGCAGATTTCCGCTCTATCGAACAAAGCCGCTCAGGCATTGGAAAAACTCAAATCTGCACGAATTGATGCCAAAGACCTGTGGAGCAAGTACGGCAGGGAACCAGATCCAGCTACTCGCAGACTTGCGATGAAAGCAGACCTAAATGTGGACAGACTGGAAGGAGTAATTTCAAATGAAGCAGGAGAGTTGGCCCCAAACCTTCTGCCCGCTCTGAAACAGGCTAGAGTCAACATCGCCAAAAACTACGACATAGAGAAAGCGTTGAATGTCGGGACTGGTGAAATTGACGCCAGAGTAATCGGCAGGATGGTTGACAAACGAGGGACTAAAGCAGTCACCGGAGACCTTCAAACAGTGGGAAAGTTCGCTCAAGCTTTCCCTGATTTTGTCCAGCCCAAAGACGTAGCAAGGGACGTAAGTGCTCTTAGACCTTACCTCGCTCTAGGAGCTTTGGGTGGCGGTGGTGCTTTATCCGAGCATTACACAGGTACTCCCTATGGTATGGCTCTAGGGGCACTACCGTTTATCTCTCCTGCTGCGAGAGGTTTGGCGTTGTCTAAACTCATGCAGTCAGGAGCATTGGGGCCCGGCGCTTCAGCATCAAGGGTTGGGGCGGCGAGCCTCATTCCACTCTCAAGACTAGGGACTCAAGATGACGATGCCGGACGATGAAAGATCAGGTCTTTACGACCCCGAAGAGGAATTCGCTTGGGATATGGACAACAACTATCCTCTAGACCCTGATGATGAAGAAGGCGAGGAAGGTGAATAGTGCATGTTCTCCTTATTGATACCGATTCCTGCGGATTGGACATAGCCTACCGTGCGAGTGAAGCGGGGCATAAAGTCAGGCATTGGATACCTAAAGAGGGAAAGGTCGTCTCCCGCGATGGTTTTGGATTCGTTGGAATTGAGAGAGTTGACGAGTGGAAACCGCACATGGATTGGGCTAAGTCCGGGCTCATCGTCAACCTGTATAACGGGAAAGTTACAAAAGAGCTCGAAAGGTATCGTGAGTACGGATTTCCTGTATTCGGTCCCTCGGTCAAAAGTGCAGACCTTGAGGTCAAAAGGCAGTCAGGTATGCAGGCCCTTGAAAAAGAGGGGGTGAAAGTCCCTCCCTACAAGACGTTTCAAACGCTTCAAGAAGCTATGGCGTATGCGAAAAAGCAAGACAAACGGCTGGTCTTCAAGACCCTCGGGGATGAAGAGGACAAGTCGTTATCCTACTGCGCACACGATCCTGAAGACATGGTATGGCGGATCAACTCCTGGATCGAGCAAGGAATGACCCTGAAGGGTCCGTGTATGCTTCAGGACTTCATCGAGGGTATAGAGGTAGGGGTTTCAGCCTGGATGGGCTCTGAGGGGTTCCTTAAACCAAGGAACGTAAATTTCGAGTTCAAAAAACTTATGAGCGAGGACTATGGACCAGCAACGGGAGAGATGGGAACGGTATGCAAGTATGTGGATGAATCCAAGTTGTTCACGGAAACTCTGGGTCCGATGGAGGCAACCCTACGCAAACTGGGACACTTGGGGGACTGTGATCTCAACTGTATCGTTACCGATCACGGACCTTATTGTTTGGAGTTCACCAACAGATTTGGATGGCCATCGACGCAAATCCTCTTTGCCAGTCACAAGGGCGATCCGATTAAATGGATGAAGGATGCTCTTGAAGGGAAAGACTCCCTCGAAGTCGATCAAAGAACAGCGATTGGTGTTCTCATGGCCGCGCCGCCGTTTCCCTACCCCGACGATGAGGGCGAGGCTCAAGGGCTTAGAATCTCGGGTATTGAGGACGAGTGGCAAAACGTTTCCCCGTGGCAGGTAGAATTGAGCCCGGAAGGAGAATATCTCTCTACCGGCCCATACGTCTGCCTTGCTACGGCCCTATCATCCGATGTGCACGACTGCATCCCACAAGTCTATGCGACTTGCGACAGGATCAAGTTTCCGAACAGGATAGTGAGATCGGATATAGGGAAGAGGCTTGAGAAGCAAATCCCTGAGCTTAAAGCTTTGGGATATGACGAGATGCCGGACTACTAATGGCTACAGTCTTTCTTATGATAAGTCAGCCGTATCTGATCTCGTTGTTGGAAGATAGCCCTCGTTGGCATAGCAAGATAATTTGTATGGAAGAACGCTATGCAGGCAACTCGCACCCAACTTCTCATCAGACGATACCGTCTCATGCGCTCTCGCGGGAAACTGCCGTAGTGGATGCCATACAACTGACCCATACGGCTGACTCTGAAAGTATAGCATGCCTACAGTCTTCCTAGCGCCCGCTCCGATACTTAACACCCAATTTATTCCTGGGGGTAATGTACCGGCCTCCGGTGGGCAGTTGTTTGCCTACATCTCGGGTAGTTCTACCAAGCTCAACACCTACACCACAAGCTCAGGGGCGGTGGCGAATGCGAATCCTTACGTCCTTGACTCAGGGGGGAACCTCACTGGGTCGAGGGAGATATGGCTGATTCAGTCATCTACTTACAGATTCGTCCTCGCTCCGAGTAACGACACCGACCCGCCGTCTAGTCCTTACTGGACGATGGACTCCATATCGGGGGTGAATGACGTACCCAATCAGACAGGGTTGGAGTGGATCATTTCCTCTACAGCCCCTGTGTTTGCGGCTTCGAGTTCCTTCGCTCTCCCTGGGGATCAGACCGCGACCTTCACGCTAGGCAGAAGGGTCAAGACGACCAACACCGGGGGTACGATCTACGGGACGGTGACTTCTTCAGCCTTTACGACCTCAACAGCGGTTGGTATAGCTACAGACTCGGGAGCGTTGGATTCCGGGCTTTCAGCGGTCAGTTACGGTCTGCTCTCGACTCCGAACGGGTCAATCCCTTGGACAGCGATTAGGGCGACTGGTTTAGATTTCTCACAAGCTTCAGTTACCACTACAGGGACTTTAGTCGTAACTAGTTCTGCGACATTCAATAGCACGGTATCCATCTCAAAAGCGGCTACGTTTGCAAGCACGGCAACGGTTAATAACCTTCTGACCGCAAGTTCTCTCTCTGTCAACAGCACGGCTACTTTCGGAAATTTGATAGACATAAGCAGTAGCACGGCTGGTCAAATCAAGTTTTCTTCAACACAGAACGTCTCGGCAGACCCCAATACTATAGACGCATATCAAGAAGGCAGCGTCACTGTTCCCGGTCTTACCCTAAGTTTCAATACAAGTTCTACTGGGTGGGCGTTTAACGCCGCTGGCCGGTACGTGAAAATAGGAAAATTTGTCTACCTTGGTTATTCGATAACCGTAACCAAAGGGTCTGCGACAGGCTCTTGCCTCTTGGAAGGACTTCCGTTCACGGCAGACACCACACTGTCTGGAGGGGGGGCGGTAAATAACTGGGTGAGCATGTCTACTGCTTTTGCCCATATCTCTGCTGACGTAGTGGCCTCCACTACTACGGCAAAGTTATACGGATCAAGTTCAGGTGTGGCTTCGCTTGTCCAGTTGACCGATACCGCTTTTCAGACCAGCTCTCAGATTATTGGAACT